ACTTCTTCGGCTTTGGCTTCTTCAATCTTAGCTTCTTCAGGTTTAACTTCTTCACCTTTAACCTCTTCAACCTTAGCTTCTTCAGGCTTGACTTCTTCGACTTTAGCTTCTTCGACCTTTTGTTCTATACCAGTTTGACCTGTAAGTTTTTCTTCTGGAGTTTGTGGTTTATCCTTACTCAGTGATGCGTTAAGTTTCTTGAGAAACTCAGCACTATCAAACTTATCTGGAGGAGTATTAACTAAATATTCAAGTACGTCTTTTGGAATATCTACATTTGAATTTTTATAAACTTTGTCTAAAATTTCAACGCCGTTAGAAGAAACTAATGCCTTAAATGTTTTAGATGCTGCAGCAGGGTCCCCGTGTCCTACTGTAAGGGTAAATTTAACTAAGAAATTATCAATTTCTGTTTGTAGCTGTTGTAAGTTCTTTGGATTTGGGTCTTCGAGATATTTGTTATAAACTGTCTCAAGCTGTTTAACATCAGCTCCTAAAGCGTTTAATGTTTCTTTAAATTGGGAATTGTATTTAACTCCCCAAAGTACGTTTTCAACAACAAACCCCGCTAGTGCTGCAGGTCCTATGTTTTTATAGAATACATCCCAGTCTTGTTCAGTCATTCCTTGCCATGCCGCACCAGCTAAGGTTCCACCCAAGTGGTCACTTAACGAAGATAGCACCTGTCGTGCGATTGGGCTAAAACTTTTAAGTAAATTAGAGACAACCCCTCTAAATACTTCACCACTACCGAAGTCTATTAAAGTAGCTGGAACATCTTTTAATGGAATATCGTATGGGTCTGCTGCAGTCAAATTGTTTAATATGATGTAAGTCGTTCCTTGCGCTGCTCCTGTAACAGCCCACTCTAATGCAGCTGGTAGTTTACCTAAGGCCGCTGAAATAGCTGGGGCTGATAATATGGTACCAAGTATGCCACTGCCCAAGAAAGCTAAACCTAAATTTCGTATTGTTGCACCAATAGTTGAGCCAACGGCGTGCGCATCTTGTGTGTCTGGTGTAACGTTAACTTCATCAATAGTTTTCCAACCACCAGTAAGACCTTCCATGAATCCTTTATTAAAAGCATCAGCACCAGGGCGCTTCTCCCACATAGGTTGAGATGCGCTAGTTCGTACATCGGGAGTTGGCGGCTTAGGTGCGGGCTCTGGTTCAGACTCTGGTTCTGGTTCGGGTTGTGGTGACGTCCCTCCAATAGTTAGCCCTTCTGCTGGAACATTCATTGTATCAGTTGTTGTATTCCCTGCTTCAGGGGTAAACGTATAAAGCGTCTGGTCAACTTGTACGTTTTGATTCTTTGGTGCCGCAAAACTAAATTCAGGTGGTTGGTTAAACACTGGAGTTATATCGGATAAATCAGTGACAATAAGGTCTTCTGTTTTTTGTTGTTTGTTACTAACGTCTAGTGGTGGAGTTGTTACTGTTTTAGTTACATCTAAGAGTTCTCCTGTGTCTGTTTCTATGGGGGATAGGTTGTTTATTAAAGTTTTGAAATTGTCGTGCGATTCATATACTTGTTTGAATGCTGGGGAAGTTAAGTATGTTTGGAAAAAGGAATCTGAAGGTACTTTAAGTAGTGCTAAATAAGCAGGTGCTCTATTAACTGTTCCAGCAGCCTGCGAGTTAAGTTTTGACCATACAAATTCTTTTACAGAGTCTTCAGGAAGTGTTTGTTGTGATTCAATAGCTTGTTTGAACTGTTTGTATTCTTGTTCACTCGCATCATGCCATATATCGGTCAATAACAGGCTTAAGTATTTATCACGGTTTTCGGGGTCTCCTTGATAAACCTTATCCATTTTCAAAAGTGATGTCTCGTCGTACGCTTTGTAAAACAAAGCTCCAAGAGTCAACGCAGCCCATTTAGTAGGGTCTTTAATTGTTGGTTGTTGTATTTCTTTAGATAAGACTTGGACTATTTGTTTTTTAAGACTTGTATATGTTTCAAAGTCACCTTTATATCTTGCGTTGTTTAATTTTTGTATAGCTTCTTTTAACGTTAATTTTTGAGTTATTGGTAAGTCTCCCATTACATCTGCTAAGAATTCAGAGTATAGTGGGTAGTCTACAAGTGTTTTGATAACACTAGGCTGTATTTGACCAATATTGGGGGACGAAAGCCCCCAATCAGATTCATTTAAGAATATAGATGCTAAAATTTCAGGGTTGTTGGTGATTAAATCTAAGTAACGTTCAAAATATTGCTTACGTTCGCCTGAAGTTCTAGAATACAAAGAGTTCAAATAGTTTGCTAATTCTGTAGCATCAAACGTTGCATCACCTTCAACAACACCAGTAATCTGTTCAAATGTCTGTTTAGATGAGGCTAACGCATCAGCTAAAGTTTGCGCGTAGTTGTACACATCTATCATAGAAGCCACTATTCTTCACCTCCGTTTGGAGCACCATAGAACATGTTCATAAATAATTGTGAGTTTGTTGCTGCATAGGTTTCAATGAAATAACCCGCTAAATAAGAAAGGTCGCCGTCTCCTAATGGGTAACCTATTTCTAACGCAACATCACGTATTAATGGTACAAGAGTTCCTGAAACGTCGTAGACGGACGTTGGATGTTGTTGTATATAGTTCCACACTTTATTAGTAATATAAACCTGTGCTACTAACGGTTTATAAAAATCTGCCAATCGTTGCACTGATACAGGATTTTGTAAAAATGTGCTTACTTGTGTAAGTGCTTGTGAATCACCATTATAGCTCCACTTAGCAAAATCATTAATTACGCTAGGTAGTTGCTGTTGTATATAAGTGTTTAAATCGTGCTTTGTAGGATCAAAGCTTTGCAGTAACCAAGAAACAACTTTATCATCATATGCTACTAAACGTTTAAAGAAATCAGCATAAAATATAGGTAGTTGTCCACTATTTGGATCAGATACTTGGTCAAATGCTGAAAGTAATAAATCGTACGTTCCAGTTCCTTGGACGGCTAATGTTGTCCATTGTTTGGAAAGTTTGCGTACGTCCATGTTAACAATTTGTTGCTTTGTTTGTAACATTGCGTCTGTATCAAATACTTTAGCAGGTGGCGTTAATGATTTTAATGAAGCTCCTAAATTGGTTAAGAAGTCAGTATTAAAAGACATTAAGTCTACTTGACCACCGCTTCTTTGTTTAACGAAATTAATAAAATCATCTTCGGACGGAACATACGTTGGGTCTTGAGCAATTCGTTGCTCTACAGTTTTAACCCAATAATATTTCATTGTGTTTAAGTAGCTCTCTAATTGCGCACTTATTTCTCTACCTGTACCTGTTGTACCAGATAATGTAGCTATAGAAGAATAACCTTTGGTAACATTGCTAATAATGTTATCTGCTATATCTATAGCGTTTTGCACTGCTTTATTGGTTAAACCTTGTTGAGCAGACATATTTAGCTTAATTAAGTTTTGTACAGAGCTTTGCGTGAGATTCTTTGTGTTTGCGAGTAAGTCTGTTATGTCTAATCTACCTTGGTATGCGTCTAGGTAAAACTGAGCATAAACATACGGATTATCCTTATCTGCAAACTGAGTGTTTACTTCATCTAGCAGCATGTCTGAAAACTTAATTTTTTCATCCGCCGTTAAGAATGGATTGTTGTCTATGTCTTGTTTAATTTTGATAATCCAATCAGCTCTAATTTCAGCAGTAATTTTAGCTTGTTGTTCAACTGGTAAATTAGCAAATTCTTCAGGCGTTAAGCCTTTTGCTTGTAATACGTCTGCAAAAAGCTCTGGGTTATTAAGAATATCTTGATAGGATTTTAATGACGCTAGACTAATAATGTTCGTGTATATGCTATATTTTGATTGGTCTTTTAACTGCTCTTGTAGCTGTGTCATACTATTTTCGTATTCAGTCATGAGTGTTTCACGTTTATCTAATGCGCTATTATAATAAGACTGTATCATGTTTTGTAGTTCTTCGTCTTTTACTTTTGCTAATGAAATACCATCTGCATCGGGTACATTGATAAATGCTTCGATTAACTCTGGCATACCTAAGTCTGCTGCACGTTCTCCAATTAACGATAGCATTGTTTTTGCAGCGAGTAGTCTTAAGTCTCTATCTGGTACGTTTTGGTATTCAGGAGAGGCTTTTAAATCTTGATATAGTAAATCTACTTTTGTACGAAACATATCGGCGGCTTTAGCTATTTGGTCGTTATAGACATCAACACTAACTTGTCCGTCAAAGACGGCATTAGACAAACGTGCTAAAATATTTACTGATTCATCAACGTCAATCTGGTGTCTTAAAGAAAGTTTTTGTATAACAGCTTCTTTGGCTTGTAAGTCTTCTGCTGCAGATTTATACTGGTTGAAATGCATGAATGTGTTACTTGCTTCTTGTAAATAACCTGAATATAAACCCCCAACTTCTTTATATAACATGCTTTTTAGGTATGTTTTTGTGTCTTCATCGATGCCCATTGCTTCAACAGTTCCATCAATAGCTTCATAAACTTCCAACTGTTTTTCGCTTAATAAGTCGGCTAAAGTTTTACCTGAACCATCTGGTGAATAGTCTAAATCATACCCGTTTGCTAAATACTTTGTTTGAATTTCTCTGAAGTATGCATCGAAATCTTGAATAGTTGGAAGCAACTGTGACCATGCTAAGCTATATTTCTTTCTCAATAAATTTTCATCTTCTAAGGCCATCAATTGTTTACGTTTTTCGGCATCCGCCAATGTCTTTTGTGTTAATGCCTGAGTTTTCAAATATTCCTTAACTAAATCAGCCTGTGTTGCCCACGTTTCCCTATACGGCTCAGGAACCTGAGCTTGTGTTTTTAGGTTTTCAAAATAATCGTCCAATACTTGTGATAATTCATCGGGCGATAAATCCGCCCAATCAGTTTGCATTTTGGCGATTATGTCTGCTTCATGTGTTTTAAAGTAATTAGCTGCGGCCAATTGTAAATATAGCTCTTTCCCCTTTTTAGTTTTGAGTTTATTAAAATCTTCTTCACGAAAATCTACGACATAGGGGCTTATGCTTTGCAAATAGTCTAAATCTTGTTGGCGTCGGGCTGTGTCAAAACGGTACAATGTCTCAGAAAGAGATTCTAGTGACCCCGCAATAGTTGCGGATGAAGACATCTTTGAGTGTAAAGCCTGAATTTGGTCTTTAAGAATTTGTATATCAGCGCTGAAATCTGGGGAAACTTGCCTTTGAGTTACTCCTGATAACGTTTTAATATCTGGAGTGGTATAGTCGAACGACATAGTCACTTGTGGTATTATACGTCTTTTGATTTGCGCCATCCTGTCACCACCTTATGAGTTATTCCACATAGAATAAGCGTTATAAGCACTATTAACAGCGCTGCTAAGTAGCTGAGCACGATAAGCTCTGTATTGTGAGGCTAAAGCTAGTTCGTCCATGCTTTGAGCTTTTTGGATATATTCAAGTTGTCTTGCTGCATTTTGTATCGTCACATCTAAGTCTTTTAAAGCCGCTTCTTTTTCTAACCCAAGTTTCTTAGCGACATGTAAGAAATTACGTTTCATAATACTTACATCTTTTTGAGTATCTACTTGTGATTCGATTTGCAAGGCTTTCGCTGTAGCTCCGCTGGTAATACCAGCTGCCTGTTGGGTTACTTGATGTAAAGCTACGTCTCTTAGTCCTTGCTTTAGACGTTCGTATTGTTCCAACAGAGTAGCCTGTCTAGCGTACTCGAGTTGGTCGGATAAGGCCATTAGACGATAATTGGTATTTTCTAACGCAGTTAAAGTGTCTGCGGCGACTTGTTCCATTTGGAAACGTCTTATATTCTCTAAATACGCAGCTTCTTGTTGCTCTTCTTCATAAGACTGATATAGCGAATATAGCTGAGTCCCTGTGCTGATTATAGATAACACAGTGGCTATTGTAGATAATATGCTCACGGCTTTACCTCCTTTCGTAGTAGGTGATGCGTGCTTGGTATCCGTAGATGATTAGTGGTTCTTCTGTTAAGTTAGAAATCTGTACGAGTCCACGATAGGGTACAGGAGTGCGTACGTTTATAACAGAGGCTTCGTAAACGGCGTTATTAATTTCAACAAAGTTGAGCTCTTGCCCAAAATGCTTATATGTCGAATACGGAGTAGTGCTTAACATGTCACGATAATAGTCTATCTTGAAACCGCCTCCATATGCATAAAGTGATAAACTAACAACGTTATATTTATCTGTAATTCGCATTTCACCATTTGAAGTTACAGGAGGTATGTAGAACTGTACAAAGCTGTCGAACGGAATACCTATAAATAATGAAACAGCAAGCTCATCTGTTACATTAGGATCTAGAACATATTGTGTACCGTCCCACAAACATTTAAAGTTAGTATCTTTAACCCACACAGTTGTTTGTTTTGGGGATTGAGTTGTATTTATTGTATAGAGTCCACTAGTTACTAATTCTAAAATGTTAAAAGTTTCGGGATACTCTATCCAAACTTGGTATTGTCCTACATCTAAGGCGTATAATTGTGATGATGTATTATACTCTACAAAACCATCACCTGTACAGGACGCTGTAACAGGGCTAAGTTGTTGGAACCAATCAATACCTAAGAAGACGTTATTTGTAAGTTGGTTAGCATATGCTTTTTGAATCAGCGAAAGATCGATAACCCCTAGTTGGATGTAACGGACATTGTTAATTGTTGTTGGATTAATAAAGTACAACTTGTCGTTTATTTCACCTATCATGACACCTTTAGCGAAGCTATGTTTACTTAATGGTCTGTAGAGTTTTTCTACTGAACCAATAGGCGGTACGTAAACCGAATACACCGTATTGTTTTCTGTGCATGCAAATAACGTTGAAATCGTGGGAGCTGCAATCAAACAAATAATAGGTTCTGTTATAGTATAATCTGTTATGTAAAAAGGTTTAGGGACTGTTTGCTGATTAGTAATGAATAGTTCCAAGAATCTGTTGCTAATGTCAACGAAAATTACTGAGTTGTTAATTGTAACGGGTTTTACATTAGCTATGTCATACGCACCAATGGTTGTTAATGAAACAGTTTTAGGTGAAAAATATCCTTCCCAAGCTAACAAATACTGTTTATGTTTTGCAAGAATTAAGAGATAATCTTCATATGGGTGTATAAACATAGCGTTACCTTCAACCCCAATATCGATAGGGTCTGAATCTAGCACAACATCAGGGCGTACTACGAGTACTTCGTACGGCTTATTTACTTTAGTAAACGTAATACCATTAGCAGCTAGTAACCCTACACGTCCTTGGAAAACAATTGCATCTTTTATATAGTTGTTAGCTATTGTCGGTGGTACTATGTATTTTGCAACATTAGTAGCTATACTTATTAGCAACACATAATCATCTTGTGCATAATAGACTCCAGTCAAACCATCTAACACAGGAGTAACATACTGTAAAAATTCTAATTGTTTTATGCCATAGCTTATATCAATATCCCAAATAGGGGTGCCTACTGTATCAATACGCAAGGCCAAACTCTTATCAATATAAAACGTTTCTTCACGATAGATACCTGAAGTAATCACAATTAGTGTTTTAGGATATCCTTCTAAACTGGAAACCTCAATAGTAAAGCCTTTTACAGCTTTTGGAAGATTTTCTTCAGTAGCTAGTGTCTTATGAACCGCTAAGATTTTACTACTGCTATCTACAACATCGACATCTTTGAACTCAATACCCTTTACGTTAGGAATAGATATATCTGCTGTGCCTGTAGCGGTGCTCCCATCTGCGTATTGGATTGTATAATTGGTCGTAGGACTAAACACTAATCGAACAGTGTTCGGATCGGTATTATCTAAATACCACGCCATTGTTACTGAGTCAAAAATGTACGTTATATCAGCAGAAACATCTGTTAATAAAAGTTGTCCGTTTGAATTATTCCAGGCGCTATAGTCTGGTATTGTGCCCATACTAATTGGTTGTATAGCATCTGCAGGGTCAATCCGTCCGTTCTTAATACTTAAACTGTACTCTGCAGCTGCATCGTTATATAACACATAATACTTCCATAACGACACATTATTATGTAAAGCTTTATCAATTTGTGTAGGAAAAGTGTCTATAAATAGTTTTAGGTTATCAATTGCTGTTTGAACATTTTCTGAGGCACTTAGAGTGTATTTGTAAGTTAAAACATACGGTGTACCTAACAAAGCAAAATCTATGCTTATGCTATCATTTTTAGACCCTATGCTGCTAAAAGCTGTTCCATCTTTTGTTTCGAAAACAACCCATTGCATAGGTGGTATTACGGCATCAGCTTTTGTAGCGTATGTGGCTTTAACGTATGCTTTATCTGTAAGCACTACAAACTGCATATTACCTAGATAAAGTAGTTTACCGTACGATGGAGTATCTTTAGCAGGATCGATTATCGTTAAAGAAACATTTAGTGTAATATCTATGGTTCCTTGCTCCTCCATAGATATTACACGCACTTTTAACGTCTTATTTGTACTATCTAAATAAAAATAAGCGATACAATCTTCGCCTTCAATATTTATTAATTGCGAATTTAAAAAGGTGGACGCTGTATCTCCACCTAATACATCTATATCTTCCAAGTGTTTAATTCCTGGTCGTCTGATAAGGCCCCTATCAGTAACAAACATATTTTGCACATCTCGCACAGACCCTAAAGGGGCCGTTAAAACAGGTCTATCATTTAAGCCCTGGGTTAAAGCGATTAAAGGCGTCTGGAATTGTTTCATTTTTTCACCACCTTCTCAAGGCATATGCTATTTGCGGGTTGCGCAAAACATTGTGATCTGCAGCTTTATTTTGTTGTCTTAATACGGCCGTATAAGCTTCTTGTAATCTAACCATCAAAGCATTATCTGTCACGCCGCCCATAATAGTACTTTGAAAGTCTAGTGTGGCTTTCAGAGTAATATATTCTTGCATTTGGTAAGGTAAATCTTCGAATGGTTGGAGTGTAATAACTTCTAATTCTACATCATCTGTAAACTGATAAGTATTTTTGTTTTTATCGTATAACTTATTATTGAGAACAACATAATCTTTTGTAGGGTCGGTCGGTTCAACAAAAATGAAGTTTTCAGGAATTACTATGTTGTGATTAACATCAGGGCTAAGTTTTAAAATAAAAGTGTTAAACCACCAACCAAGACCTTGTATAAATGTATTGGTTTGGTCAAAAATGTCTATAGCTACTTGTTGTTCATACGTCAAATTTTCATCTTCCAATGTAGACAACTCTAAGGCTTGAATAGACCTAAGCATACGATTTATAGCGTCCAATTTAGTCATATATGTCGCCTCCTTATATAATGAATAAAAAACCCGCCAGGTATTGCTACCTAGCGGGTCTAAGAAGATCAAGCAGTTACAATAATGGATGAGCTTGGGTTATTGTCTACAATGATTGCACATGCTGCAGGATTGAGCCAACCATGGCCAACAAGCATTGTAGCAACAATTAATGTACCAAGTTTAGAGAGCTGTCTTTGTGTTTCGATAGACATACCTTTTCTCTTGAGTGTTACTATTGCATTTGGTACGTAAGCAACACCAGCAACTTTTGCCACATCAGTTTCTTTGTTGAATTTGTTGTAAACAAGAGTACTGCTACCTATAACCGCATTGGTGTTAATGTTGTTGTATGATGATGCGGTAGCACCGTCTGCTTGGTATTCAGAAGGAATTTCATGGAATTCTACGTCGGACGCAGTTGTTGGGAAGTTAGTGGATTCAAGAATAGAGAATCCTGCAATCTTCATGACGTCTCCAGATGCTATAGAACCGATACCTGGGTGGAATGAATTGATTAAATCAATGTTCTTGAGTAACATCCAATAGTAATCTGGTTTGAGTACTAAGACTCTACCTGTTTTAGGAACGTTCTTTTTGTCGAGTTCTTTACCTAAATCAAGGATAGCTTCTAAGAGAGCTAAGGCTTGGTCGGTAGCTCCTGAAATATCATTTTCAATAATGGTACCGCCTTTAGCTATATCTGCTTCTATACCAGAAACAGGCTTAACAAGAGATCCTCTGATAATTTCTGCAGCAATTGCTGAATCGTACTTGACGGACATAACGTAGCCCATGTATTCTGCATATCTTTGTCTTTCGTCTGTGTGGTTCAAAAGTTCATCAATGTCTGCAATTATGATATCAGATGTAAGCATTCCGTCAAGGAAGATTTGTCTTCTTCCTCTTGCTACCTGTTGACCAGTAAGTTCATCACCAGGATTGAAGTAGTGTGCACTTACTTCTGCTAAAAGGTTGAATTCGTACCCTTTTCCTTGTGTAATCGCTTTTACTTTAGTAGCTCTACCAAAAACAAGATTTTTCTTGAAGTTAGCTAATACTTCAGGGCCATAAAGAGTTTTAAACAATTCAACGTTAGCGCCATCAGGAAGTTCAGCACCATAAGTTCCTAAACCAGTATAAGTACCTAATCTGTTAAAGTGATTTGTATAGACATTAGTGCTCATATATTATCCCTCCTTATTTATTTTATTGAACAGTTGGGGAGACGTGCTGCTCATACCTACTTGCTTTCGTGGGTGTCCCCTTGGCTTTGCCTCCGCAGAGGGTGGCCAAGAGGGCCACTACTTACGTTCGGTAGAACAGCAAAATAAAAGGGGCCACCACCTAAATAGGTAGTAGCCCCTAAAAGCTTTCCCCTTATAGACCACTATAATTCTGAGATATCAATACCAGACCTGATAATTTTAGCTTCAACTTCTTTAGTATACCTAGGATCTGTACCGTATCTTGGGTCGTTAATATCGTTTAGCACATCTTCAATACTGTGATAGATATCACCGCCTCCAGAAACAGCTGCTTCTCCTTCGTATAGTTGTGGATTGGCTTGAGCAGCCCTGTTTTGCAAAGCTTCTAAGACTAATGATGCTAAGTGGATATCTCCTGTCTGTATAGCTGCTGCAATAGATGCTTGAACTTCGTAAGGCAAGTTGTTTTCAGCCCACATCATCAATTGTTCAAATTGCTCAAACCCGCCTACTGTAGATACTAATTGCTCTGCGTATTCTCTATATTCCCCAGCTTTTGCCTCTAAAGCCAACTTAGCTACGTCCGCAGGTAAGCCTGTTTTTTCTAACAGCTCTTTAGGTACTTCTTCTGTGTTAAGATAGTCTTGAACATACTGCGAAATAATCTCTTCGTACGATTCAATCGCATCTTGAGCTTGTTCGGAAACATCGCTTTCTTGTTCTGTTGATTCTTGCTGAGCCCCTAACTGGCTCTCTAGAGCTTTATACAGATCTTCCAGGTTGTCGGTACCAGTCATTTTTTGCAGTAAGTTAATAACACCTTTTTCAAGCTCTTCAGGAGTTTTATATTTCCCAGCTAATAGCTGTTCAGTTTCTGTTGTTTCTTGTGCTTGTGTTGCGTTTGGATTTTTTATTTGTTCTTCTAGTTTGTGTGCTTCCTCTACCATATGATTCACTTGCTCGTCTGGCATTGTCCAATCTAACTCTTGTGTTTGTTGTATTGGTTGTTGAGTCTGTGTTGTCTCTAGTGTTTGATTCTCCTGATTCATTGCCTCTGGCATTTTCTATCGCCCTCCTTTTATACTCTAAGATTCTTTGTTTTAAAGCCTCACGCCTAAGGCGTAATTTCTCCCGTCTCCGCACTTAATCCACCCCCTACAGCTTGAGCGGCCGCCTGCTGTTGCGCTTGAGCTAAGAGTAATTGTTCCATTTGTTTCTGTATAAGTTCTTGTTCAGACATAATTAATGTTGGGTCAATTCCGAGAGAAGTAGCCATTTGTTGTAAGACTTCGTCCGTCTTAAGATAGCTAGCAGCATTTGGTACTACTGCTGCAGCTTGTAAGAATTGTATTAACCTATTAAAGTCTTCAGCCCTACCTAATCCAGCAAACCCAGTAATAATACCAATCTTAATAAAGTCCTTATACTTTTCAATATCAGGAATCTTATTTTCACTTATTAATTTGTTTAACGTAAGCTGTAATAACGGTCTTTGTAACTCTGTAGTTAAAAGTGTATAAACACCACCTAATGCTGTCTCTAGTTCTTGTGATAACAATCTAATTTCTTCTGCAGTAACTCTTTCGGCATCTCTAATAGCTGATGGTACTAAGAAAAATACCTGAGCTAATCTTTGTTCGATTTCAGCAGCTTTGTTCATCACCCATTGGAAATCCGCATACTTTTGGAGTTGAACAGCTTGGACGTCCGCAGCATTTCCAACAAGTACATCACCGTTCCAAGCATCCTGTATATCTTTTGGTGTTAACACACTAGTTGGAGAAACTAACCAAATAACTCTCGATGCCTGAATGGCCCCACTTACCAATGCTTCTGATAAAGCTTCTAGAGATTTTAAGTCGCCTAAATACTGCTCAACAATGCCTCTCCCGTAATTTTCGCCTGGTACGTGGCTCCAACGTACAACAATATATGGAAATTTCTCAGGCGGTATTTTTACTTGGTTTATTACTACATCTTCAACTTCTTGCGTCACAACCCATTTACCGTCTTTTAACTCGGCCATTGTCCATAGTGTAACTCCTTCTTTGAAATGCTCTTCAGGATCGTCTATTCTAAGCTCCTTCTTGTTTAAAATACTTTTCTGTATGTCTTTAGGTAAACCTTGCCAAGCGACTTTTTCTCTGGTAATCAGCTTAATTAAGTTTCCTGATGCATCCCTAGCCACAACATAATTGTCTAACCTAAATACTTTAAGACCTTTTTTACCGAAATACAATAAACCATTTCCAGTAACTGCCGCATCCCGCAAGACTGCTGAAATATAATGACGTACGTTTAAATCGTCCAAATAATCCATTACGGCGTCTTCTATAGCTTTTAATAACTCGTTCATTTTTGTCGTATCTATGCCTGCTGCTTTAGCTAGTGTAGGTGGAACGTACAATTTAAAGAATGGGATATTTGGTGGCATTATAACCATTAACAATTTTGCTACAAGTTGGTTAACACCTCTGCTCCCTACGCTTTGGTAAGGCGTGGGCAACGCCATTTCTTCCGTATACCCCACAGGGGGTAAAACAGAAGGAATAGTAAGGCGGGCGCACTCTCTAGCCCGCTCCAAGACACCTTGTCTTTTGCCGTCTAATTCACTAAATTGCTCAGCTATTGATTTATGTTTCATCATTTATTAGACCCCTCCTTGGCTAAAGCTATCACAGGGCTTGATGCTTCAGCCTGTTTTGATAACTTGGTTTTAATCTCTAATAAGAATGCCCTTCTTGATTGATACCAAAGATACTCTTCGTGCGACATACCTCTCGGATCAATAATTTCAGGATAGCTTTTTAATAACGTATCTACTAACATTTCAGCATCATGGGGGAGCATTCCTTTAGTTATTTCTGCCATGTGCTCACCTCCTTAGTATAAACAAGCACCTCCAGAACAACCAGGTTCACCAGAATCAGAATTAAGGAAGAATTGAATTTGACCTAAGTTTGCTTTCTTTTGGCGTTCTAAACCTTTTAAATATTCTTCTTTGGTAATTTCTTCAAAAGGTAGTTGCTCATAATGCGAATCGGCTTGTGGTAAAATAGTTAAACCTGTTGGTTTATAATTATACAACATAGCGCCTAGAGATTCTACTTCTTCAGGTTTATAGACCAATGTATAAGATGGGTTATGTGTTGTATAGTAATTCTTATACATACTCCAATACACTAATTGCTCGTGGGCATCAACATCTTTTGCGAAAACTGAAGTCTCTGGTGATTTTTGATAAAATGTAAAGACATATGCATTTTGATTATAAATACTCTCTTCGTGTTCAATGCCTTGCTCAATTAAAACTTGTGCAATTGGATCATATTTATTAACAATTACACGCCTTTTATAATACGGAGCAAAGCGTGGGTGTATACCACTAGCTGTACCCGTTAATTGTGAAACTGTTCCAGAAGGTTTAATACTTGTGACTGATTTAGGTGCATTAATACCCAATATACCTGAGTAATATTTAGACATGTCCCAAACTACTTTTCTCAAAGTAGAAAGCCACTCCATCGCTTCTTTGCTAGTTCTTTGGAGAATTGGATGATCTCTAGTACCAGTCATTGATACACCTAAAAGACGTTCATCTTCTGAATTAGTTTTCCATCTAGGGTCTAGATATACAAAATCAGTCAAGCTTGCCTGCAATACCCCAAACAATGTTGCTTTCTTAGCTTTGTTAATTAAAGATTCAAGAGTGTCATCTGGCCTAACAACTATTTCGGACAAATTGCAAAATTGTCTTGGTCTTAAAATCACTTCACCGCATGGATTTAAGCGATAATCATAACTTGGATCCCTGTGCAACACTAGGATATCTTCTAACACAGATTCTAAAAACAGAAATCCTCTTTCCCCAACTTTGCTATCTACTGTGTGTTTATATTCTTCTAAGAAATCCTGATGTGATATACCAACAGGCAATACCGCAGTGTTATTACTTAGTGCTCTATTTGGAGCATAATCCCAGAAAGGTCCATCTTTTGCATGTCTCATATCTAAATCATCAAAATCACTAAATGAGATTGTAGCACTTCTTCTTGAACCACCACTAACAACACAGTTTGCAACGTGCGTCGCTATATCATATAATTCTAGAGATGTAAGTCTTCTACCTCTAGCTTCCATTAGAGTTGTCTTGATAAACTCATGTAACTGTCTTAGTGGTTCGGGGCCTGATGCATAACCGCCGAAAGTTTTAATTATTGCACCTGCAGGCCTAATCTTAGAATAATCAAATGCTGGAAGAATCCCCTTATAAGCCCAATTAAACAACTCTACAACACTATCAGCCCAGCCTTCTTTGGAGTCATCTATAGTAATAACAATGTTAGGATTCTCATGGAGATTATATGGAATAGGTGACCAACGTTCGACATATTTACGCTCAACTGAAAAACCAACACCGCCTCCAGACATAAGAATAAACATCATATCTGCTAAATCTTTTGGACTTTCTAATGGGACATATGCACAATTATAAGCTGCTGCGTTATTCTTTTCTAGAGCTTCTCCAGCTGACCAAACGGTTCGCATTGAAGGCATAACTTCTAGACGTCTAAAGCTTTCGATAGCATCGAGTAAATCAGGCTCCAGTACTTTTGGTATTCTCTTTAACCAGAAACCCTTTAATCTATCTACAGCTTCATCCCAGGTTTCACGCCTACCTAAATCTTCTCTATAGCGAGAATAGGATCTTAAAAATATAAATTCTTGATAAGGACTCAAACTCATTCAGACACCTCCTCTGAATATAACCAAGTATGTATTGTGCCTGTATCAAAATCGTATTCGTCTCCTCTTAAAATATACGCACACACAGCATTATCATAAAAGTCTTTTTCAGTTAACCCATGTTCCTCGTACAAATTCTTAACCACAGTTTTCCAAAAATCAATATCTGTAAACGATTTGTTGTGTTGGTCTTTTAAATGGCGTAAAAGTTTTACAGCCGTCTTTTTTCCAACTCTAGGGATCCCATAATACCCATCTGTTGGGTCCCCCGATAAGACTTGACGCCAAAAATTGTAATAGGCGGTTTCTTCATCTACTTTATAAAAAGACTCAGAGCGCCAATTATAATGGTGCCCTGGAATTTGATCAAGGTCTTTATCCGTACTACATAAAATAGTATCATCTGTTTGTAACAACCCTAACACATCATCCGCTTCAAGACGGTCAATTTGCAATACCTCCCAGCTATCATGATTCATCACGTATTCATAAGCAAAAGGAAGCCCAGCGGGGGGCTTTCTGTCTTTACGATTTGATTTATATGTAGGTACTAGCGTTTTACGGAAATTGTGCCGCCCACTTAAGACAATAACAGCATTTTTAGTAAACAACCTATCTTTTACATACTCCACTAAATCAGATATATACCCAGCAATAAAATCTTGGTTAACGTATTCAACCCCGAAAGCTGTGACGGTTCCTTGTGCTGCAGCTCGATATATTAACAAATCTCCGTCTATCAATAACTTAGTCATACTCTGCCTCCTTTTGTATGTTAACAACAATTGTTAATTTGACATTCTCGTTCTCAAGATGACGTTTTCGTAATTCGTCTATAAGCTTGTTTATAGCATCCTCTATAGCCTCACTAAAGGTTTCGTTAAACGTTTGAACATATAAATCAACATGGTGCACATATCGTAAATCTCTTTCGAGAAACATCCTATCCCCCCCTGACACCCCTAAAAGAATTGTTTAACCCAATTAAGAAAGCCGTCGTACGTCCTATAAAATTTTGCTTCGTCTTTATCCTCCATTGCATCTAATAATTGGTCTGTAAACACATGTATTTGTTGTCGTACTTCATCTGTTACAACATCATCTGGTAAAGAAGATATCACTAACAAGTAAGCAAACATCTTTTGCACCACATCTATTTCTACAGAAGAAACGTTATCGCCCATATTATCCCTCCTGCCTGTTACGGACAATTAAATCTTGTTTAGCTAACGACGCTAAATACTCTATGTAATGCAAGAATTTAATCGCATCCTGTGCTTCTGCTGCTTCTTGTAACATTGTATATGCTATATACGCCTGTTCTTTGTTAGCGTCACTAACTTCTTTTAATATTTCTACGCCTAAATTCAATCCGCATTCAAAAAGCTCCATATAAACCCCTCCTTAGTTTAATGTGTTTCAGCCCAATTATCCCCGATTTTATATTCTCCATCCATTTCAACCTTACAACCTAGTGCTTTCCCCGCATCTTTAATAGCTTGTACAGCTTCCTTACCAATAAATTCTGCATGTTCTTCAGCGCACTCGATCTGCCATTCATCATGAATGTTCAAAACAAATTCATAATCACGCCCAGGAACAAGTCCGTGCTGTTGTAGACGTTCGTCCAACATCACGAGGCCTTGTTTCATTATTATAGCCCCTGCAGATTGTATTAACAAATTCAGTGCTGCATGTTCTTTTCTTATACGTAATAAGCGTTCGTCCAAACCTTTAACAAACCCTGTTTTAGCAACGTTATATAACGTACGCATAAGATTTTTAAATCCTGGAATTGCTTCAATGAAACGTTTCTTAAGCTCTTGCCCTTCTTTTGCAGAAACACCTACAATTTCTGCTAACAGATTAGCAGACGCTCCGTACATAAACGCATAAATAAATCTTTTCGCTTGTTTCCTTGTAATACCTAATATATCAGCGTGGTATTGATGCATATCGTCCGAAACAACTCTGCGAGCATATTCACCTTTATCAAACGGTGCAAGATAGTGGGCTAACAAGCGCAATTCTAGAGACGACGCATCAACACCTACTAATTTTTTACCAGGGCCTGCAATAAACAACTCCCTAAACTCTTTACCCCAAGATGCTCCTACAGCAGGGACTTGAGCTAAGTTGGGATTAAAATGTCGCATTCTGTGAGAAACAGCCCCTGCTGTTAAAACACCCCCGTGAATTCTATCATCAGGGCCTACGAATTTTAAAAGTGCCTGGTTGCCTGTTGCTAATTGGGCTAAACGCTTATTGACAACGATATATTCAAGCAATAATTTCGCTTCTGGTAGATCGATTGATTCTAAAACTCCATACGTAATACGTGGTTGCCCTGTGGCTGTAAAGACTTTAGGTTTACATCCTAATTCTTGTAAACGTTTTGCAACCATCTTATTGGAGTTCGGATTAAATGGGATTAATTTTTGTCTTCCATTAACTTCTTCTATTTCAGGTGGGAAAGCTTTTTGTAATTCAACAAGCAATTCCTGTTTTCTATCTAATAACTCTTGTTGGAGTAGCAATGCCTTTTTCTTATCGAATCCAACGCCATACCATTCTTGACGTGCTATAATAGCAGCTACTTTGTGCTCTAGCTCTACTACCTCAGGTTTTAGTTGTTTCTTGTACTGTAAAATCTTTTCCCATAAAGCATGAGCGACGCGTACGTCCTGTTGACAATACGGGACCATAGCAGGATCAAAATGGTCCCATGCATTTTCACGTTTGCCGTACTCGTCTTTGTATACACCTAATCTATAACCCCAAGCTTCTAATGATACCTTGTTGACAAATTTCTTAGGCAAACGACCTGTATAGGCCAATTTCTCATCAATGGTCATTAAGTCGTTCCAAATTAAATTTGATAACAACATTGTGTCATATATCTTCTTAGCTTTAAACCCAGGAAAAAACTTTTGCAATACAGGGTAATCAAATTTAACTATATTATGCCCAATTAATATTTGGTCTTGCAATAGCTCTATTGCTTTGGGTATATCTTTATCTATAAATGTATACATTTGTCCAGTATCAGTATCTAGCGCAACAATCACCCAAATTTTAGAAACATCATACACACCATTGGTTTCAATATCAACAACATACACCTTATTCACCACCTTTAAGGTGTGAAACTAAGGCATCTACCGTTACATACAAGTTCATAAAATCTAGTGTGTTCTGAATAACGTAATCACACTCATAACCATCTAACATATGCTCAGTTGGGTGGTCTTCAAATTCTGGGTTATACCCAGGACGTTGTGCTCTAATTTCTTTAGGCGCTGCAACTCTAACTGCAATACCCCCAGCATTCTTTAAATATTCCCATTCTACAGGAAATCTAACATCTGGAACCACTACATTTGCATAATTCTTTGCTTGTCTTAAGACCCATTTTACAAATACCGCATCATCTATTTCACGTAATTTTTGCCCTATTGCAATCAACAAACCTCTATCTTTTCCTTCCATGCCAAAAACATTACGTGCTATCCAATACACAGGAGCAGCTAAAGAAATCTTTTTAAACCCATGTTTTTCTTGTAACCAATCAGCAACTGTATCTTTCCCAGCACGCTGTTGGCCTGTTAAGAACAACAGCATATTGCCACCTCCTACCAAGAAATCCCTATACCATAAAAGTTGTGCCACCTATCATATAAGTAATGTAAACCATCGAAATTGTGTACAGACCTGTGAAGACCAAACAAATACACATTTTCATTTATATTTAACTGTACCTTGACATCCCACCAACCAGCAGAAGTTTCAAGACTTATAGGGATAAAGCTATAGGGATTTGGTATACCTACGTTATAGATACGAATAAACAACCAATGTGTTAATGAAAACGTAAACGGGCCGATGGATGCCTCTTCATAGATTTTGAAAAATTCTCTAGCCCCAGAAGGATACTCAAACCACCCAAACTGTACTTCAACACCAAAGAATACTACGCTTAAAATAAGCAACATAACTACTACCTTTTTCACGTACAATCCCTCCTTAAAACATGTTTTCTCCCATAGTTATTAAACGTCCCGTATCTCTATCATATAATAAAGTATCAGCTTCACCAATATCACCAAATAACCTGTTTTTTAAAACTCGTATTTGTCGTACGTCATGGTCTACTGCTTCAATAGCTATTACATTATCCGCTAATTGCTTAAGTGACCCAGACCCTCTTAAATCGTCAATGTGGATTTGACGACCTTCTTCAACAGAACGTCCGTTTTGGGTTTTCCTAATATGCGCTATAACTACCATACCGACTTTAGTTTGTTCTACCAAACTACGTAAACGTGTCATCAAAATATCAATAATCTTTCGCTCATCGTGAGTATCTAACCCTGACACAACTATACTAATATGGTCTAAAAACACAAAGTCACAACCCAATCCCTGAGCCATATACTTAATTGAATGTATCAGTTGTTCACTTTTCAAAGACCCAAAATGCTGATAAAATATTATACGTTCAAGTAACGGTTTTGTTTTTTGATACATTTCAGGTGTAATTTGCGCAGCATTCAGATTTAAATCCCCATAAGGTATATTATGGTCTAGTGCCAAAAACCCTAAAGCTGCCTGTCGTAAACTTTGCTCAAGTGCAATAAAACCTATCTTCATTTCAGGGTAAGTTACAAGCAAGTGATATGCTAGCTCTCTAACAAACGTGGTTTTCCCAACACCAGACCCAGCAGTTACTAGAGTAAGCTCTTTTTTATGTAGTCCTCGTAGCTTATCGTTTAAAATAGGATAGGGTATTTCGTACGATGTAACTTCAGGCTCACTCACTAAAAAATCATAATCTATCTCCTGACCTAATACTACGCCTACAGGAGCATACGGAGTAGCATCCTTAATAATTGTTCTTAATGCATGTGGGCCTTCAGTAAATAAAACGTCATTAGCATCTTTATATTTACCAAAATTCGGTACAAAAACTTTACCAGGCGTTAATATTTCAGCACTCTTTTGAATCGCCTCTTTGCCTGGTTTATCATTATCGAATGCCAAAATGATTTTATCGAACGATTCAATCCAATCAATATGTTGTGAAATGGCTTTAACAGCACCACCCGCACCATTCGGTATAGAAACCACAGGAACCGATAAGTCGAACGCCTGAGCCACTGATAAAGCATCAATTTCACCCTCCGTAATTACTAGCATTTTTCCTCCAGACTTAAGCCACAAGTGTTGTCCAAACAACAATAGATTGTCCTTGTTGCCAAGCCAAAAGAATTCTTTGTTTTCGGTCCTAATTTTTTGAGCTGCTATGTTTAGTGCCCTATCCACATAGTTCGCTACATGTACCCATTTACCTTTGTATTTTGCTACGCCGTACACGTATGCCTTAGCTATATCCTGCCGAATACCACGGGCTGGTAAATCTCGAAATTCATAAGGTACTAAATCTGTTGGCCTTGTAGTTGTTTTTACAGGCTTCACCCCGTCATCAGACTTACGTACTTCATGGTAATCACAAGAAGGTGTAAAACAATGGAGTACGAGAGAACCATCAGGCTCTCTCCATACTCCAACATTATCTTTAGACCCGCATTTGGGACAACTTGTATGAAAAAGGAATTCACCCACTATTACCACCCCGCTCCTCGAAGTAACGGCGGGCCTCGTCTATCCAGTCTTGAGGTATAGCCCCCTCTGCCCATTTAAAACCATTTTTATCAGCCCACTCCCCATAAGTTGTTTTACCGCCTTTGTAAATAGGTAAACTAGCATTTTGAAACAGTATCCTAATTTCTTTGTCGGCATATTGTTTCACCCATATTAATTTCTTGCGGTCTTCAGGCTCTAAGTAACCTTTAACTTCTACATAAAAAGCTCCTAAGTCAAAATCAATCAGGTATTTACGTTGTTTTGCGGGTTGTATGTAACGAATATATTTCGTTTCATATAAAACAGAGAAACCAAGCTGCTCCAACTGAGCAGCCACGGTCTCCTCAAAAGAAGATTTCAATTTATAACGTTCTTGAGACTTATAATTGCTTTTCTTCTTATGCCATTTTTTATACATTTTCTCACCTCATCAGAATGGTACCTCGTCTGAATCGTCGCCTCCTGTTACAAAATCCTCTGTAGACATCTCAACAGTAAATCCGTCTTCAACACCAAACTTATCAATAAACCCAAAGGCTGTGTTATACTCAACTAATTCGATTATTTGGACTGCTTGGAGATATGCAGTTACTCCATAGTTAACACCGCTTTCATAAGGCTTCACAATCGCACCAACTCTTACCACAGACCCACGTCCTAAATTTTCAGGCACTTCAATTTTGATTTTTCTAGAGTCGACTACTACTGGTGGATACTGGGACCTCGCAGTAAATAACATATACCCTGTTTCATTTCCATCTGGATCTAAGTCCAGTTTCAATATTGGTCTAAAATTCATCATTTTTCTTTTTGCAGGTGTTTTTTGAGATAAAATGGCTTGTTTAGCCTTTTCTTCAAACTCTTGTAACATCTCAATAAACTTAGCATGTTCTTGATTATCTGGGTCCAGTAAGATTGTAACATCATACTTAGGTACTGAGCCTTCTTTATATGATGAAGGCTTCAATAAATTATGAAATCGAATCTCAGATTTTGGCGTGATAACTTCCAACTGTAATACCTCTTTTTTAGGCATTATCACTACCTCCTTCTGGTTGTAATTTAGAATACATGTGTATAATTTCGACTCCTCTATCAGGAGTCACGCCGAAAAAATGTTTTTCTTCGACACCGTTGGCTGTGAGTAGAGTAACCTCATAAGCCATGACGTCCGTCATCGGTTTATACTCCACATGTAAACTTTTGATAAATGTCGGTGCAGCCCACACCTTCTTAAAAACCTCCAAAGCTAAATTTTGTAAGAAGGGTTTGTCAAAGTATATCGCTTCATCCGTCATAATATACCTCCTCCTTAATGGAAAAAATACGGAGCATTCAACAACTCCTCGGAATCAATAACCCCTACTACAGGTGGGTCGGGTAACTGTACCCTATACTTGCGTTCCCAATATTCTTTCTGTTTTAACAACACAGGCTCACTGTAAATCTCAACGAACGTTTCACGAATAATCTTATGTAATTCCTTGATATAGTTTGGGTGTGTACCAAAAGAATCATGTTGGACTAGCAAAGGTTTATCAAACCTAGTAGCTACTAATGCTAAATGTGCTGCATCGTATGAGTGCACAAAATTCGGTGAAATCGCTAGACGCATTTTTTGTAAAAATACTTCATCGGTGTAATTGCGGATCTTTATTTCTAAAGCCCGAGTACCCCAAACTGTACGCAATCTTTTACGTACCGTCTTCCAATACGCTTGTTGGACTCTAAAACCAGACGGTGTTTCCCACTCCATAGGTTGATTGATAATGGATGTGCATTGCTGTAGCCAATGTAAAACATCTAAAGGTACTATCTCTTTTAAAGCAGTGTATATATGCTGTGTTATATATTGTAGTAATGGAAACACAGATTGTCCTTCAAAAAACGATAAACCGTATTCTTTCATAATATATTCCATATTTTGCTCAACCATGCCTGGAAAAGTTACTGAGTACGGAAATGTCATTACGTTCCGCTTAACAAAACTTCGGTCTACTGGCTTTCTTAGCCAAAATGCTCGTAACTCTTGGTTCTCAATTGATGTATCTTCACGCACCAATTCGTTTACTCGATTCGCCACTACTCCATACAAATCAAAAACAAAGTCTTCAGACGTCATGTTCACATACTTATTGTTATGTCCGCTCAATGCAGACAAATGCTGTGTTCCATTGTTTGAGCCATCAATCTGTGCAATAACTCCTACGGGTTCCCCTAATAGGCCATAATGTAAGGCTCGACAAGCATGGACAAACATAAATGGTTTATCTGCCTGTGCTATAAAATGCACATGACGTTGTGGGTCTGCCCCAACACCACGGAGTTGTTCTAAATGCTCGTCTACCCATTGCAGTCTCTCACTATAAGTCTTTTTATCTAAACCATATAGGTTTGCAATATAAATTTTCAATGCTGTTAGACCATCCTCAGTTAGAGGCTCATGATGTTGCGGAGCTAGCTCAATTAAAGCTTTTGCATAATCTGCACCCTGTGGCTGTAAATATGCAGGTGCATAATAAAGCCTGCCTCTAAAATCCGCAAACATAGGGAAATATATTTCGTCATAGTCTGCATAATCCTTAGCAATGCTTTTAGTGAACACGTATGCTGTCCACAACCCCGCCGCACGATTCACATTCGAATAATATTCCCGCATCTTATATTTAAACTCTTTTTTGCGGTCTGGGCTTAATACTTCAGGTTTCTGTGGCTTCTTAAACCAGTGCGGTTGCGGAAAAACTAAACCTGTTTCAGGATGTTCTAAAACCCATTCAAAAAACTCCAACGCATGCTTGTTAATTCTATAAGGTACCCGCTGTAACTTATTAAGAGCGTCTAACCAAAGCCCAGGTTGCGGTGTGCTTTTACTAACGCCATGTATTAGCTTTAAAGGTAATGTAAAGTAACCGCCTTGTACAGTTCGAGTACCTTCTAGACGCCAATCTACAGGCTCAACCACCATAGGCTTTAGTAAGGGCCTAATATAATCGTGCTCTTGTAAAATAGATATTACTTTAGGATGTATACGGACGTGTGTGCTTTTTTTGTTGCGGTAATATTCCGTGTATTCTTCAATTAAACCAGCTTCTAGTAACAATACATAAAATCTTAAACCTACTTGATATACTAGATTATTGTCTTTAATTGCGTCCATGTACTGCTTAGCATTCTCCATGAGAATCCTTTTGGTAATGTGTGGTTTGAACGCTTTTGCGTATTCCCATACCAAGTTGTAATGATGCGGTGGCATACGTAGTAAAGCTAACTGGTACATAACGTGGTTTCCTATTTCTCGCACAATACCTGTGCGGCTGCCTGTGTTTTTTGTGATTATCACCTTCAATGCTGTGTAAACTAAAGTCAATACTTCATTTTTTGTTACATCCTTGAAAAAACTTCTCACTTGGCCTAGAGCCATTGCCGAACGGCCTTCACGAATCCACTGCATGAAGGCCGTTGTTAACGGCTCAATGACTCTAGACAATAAATACCCTTCTTTACGTTCAAGGAGAGGCCTTTGTTGCCTGGCCTCTCCATAAGCCCACATAGTCCCTTCAAGCTCTAACTCTTTTTCCACTAAGCTCAATGTCTCACCGCCCCTTAGCTGTAAAAACATAGCTCAGCACTGCACACAACACCCCTACTATAACTATAGGGACTACATCAATCATCAGCATGATTCACCTTCTCAACTAGGTAAAGCACAGTTTTTTGTTCAAACTCTTTTGCGAAAAGTTTTAAAGGTTGGTTAAGCCCTTCATAGTAAAGTATCAAATACCATTTATCTCCTAAGTACTTAGCTTCATAATCTTTTACTATGTATAACACACCATTAACCTCTAACACAATTTCCCTTTTTATCATTCACCTTCACCCCCTAATTCCCACAAATCTTTTGTAAGAGAAACAGGAGAGCGCTTCAATTGCTCCCCATGAGATATGGCGGCTAACTCCCCTATCTTATAGGATGTTGTATTTACATTAATCACCTGTACTTTCATTTGTAACACCCTCCAAGTTTAACACTAGTTGCTTGTCTTGGTCTTTACCCATCAAAATAGAAACAACTGTTCTTACTAATACGCCCAAATGTGTTGTGTCTGTATCTTCAAAAGTTTCAGATACTAAATCTTGTAAACCTAACGCAGCCGACACTACAGAAGCTATTGCTATAATCGGACGCATTTTGTCTGGTTCATCTTCATATGTTTCTGCAAGTTTCACCTGCATAAAGGTTATAGTTGCAGCTACAGCATATAGTGGAATACTGTATTTTTCCCAGTCTAATGCCGCAAGTAAGAAAAGACCCCAAGCCATAAAGTACGATTCTGGTGTAACAACACCAATGTATTCCTCTACACCAGTTTTCGAATTATCTGCGTACATTGACTTACCGACATCTTCAAAAGTAATCTCAGGCAAACCGTCTTGTAAGAAAACCTCATCGAATGTAAACTTGCCATCTAAATACGCCTTCTGGACCTCTTTCAACCATTTATCCATTGTTTTAGCTGTTAAATATACTTTTTCCATTTTATTCCTCCTCTCTTAAGGTATGTTGTAACTATCACATTTCTCAACCCCTTTTCTCAAGTGTCCTTGTGTTGCCCACCTTATACCTAGAGAAACGGGAGCTTAGCGCCCCCTTCTGTTATTCACCTAAATCAATAATGAGTTTCTCTAGCGAGCTACTATCTAATACTTTATCTATAAACTCTAAGTATTCCTCTTTCTGGTTCCAAATATTGGCCATAAGATATCCTAAAACAATATGCCCATCATCGTATACCGTAAAATTCCAATCTACATCTGGGTCTGATGTTATTTCTAAGTCCTCTGCTTCTTTTAAAAATCTCTGTAAATTTGTTACTTGTTCTCTCCAAAATGGTATGCTTTTTAAGTCGAGGATATCCTTGGGATCCTTGCTTTCTATGCGTCTAATCACATATCCGCTTATTAGTGAAGCACCGAAATCATTTCTTACAAAATCATATACTTTATATAAAGAGTCCGTAGAAATGGCACTCACGACGCTTTTAC